CTACCACAATACGTGGTAGACCATTTCAAAGCTGACCCTAACTATACTCAAGAAATACGAAGGGTCTTAACCGAGTATGTAAACAACATTGAATATTCAATGTTGGAGGAGAACGAGAATGAAATCTCAAAAACGGAACTTGATGATCGCCTTGAATGAAGCGTTCGAGATGGGTAAAACTATAGGAAGAAGTGAGGAGTTAATCAAACAAGGGTATGGGCAGGGGATGCCGAACAAAAGCCGAAAAATCCTTGAACAAGCACAACGCCACCGCCTTGAATGGTTGGTCGGTTGTTGGGAGCACATACTTGAGGAGGACGATGATGAAGTTTCAACAAATGGACGGCGGTAGAATTAACAAAAAGTTTGATGATGACTGTGTTATTCGATCTATATGTATCGCTATGAACAAACCCTACAAAGAAGTTTTCATAGACCTTATGACTATGGGGATTGAGGTAGGGGCTTACCCGAACTCTGACTGTGTTTGGATTCCATACTTAGAAGAAAGAGGTTGGGTAAAAAACAAACCGCCGAGGGATAGCAACGGTAAGCTGATTAAATTAGCAAACTGGCACCATGCTCCAAAGGTAGCTGTAGTTAGAAACAGCCGTCACCTAACTTGTGTGTCTGATGGTTACGTTGTAGACACATGGGATTGTAGATACCGCCCCGTAAATTCTTATTGGACGCCAAGCGCATGAACGGTGAATCCTTTTACCTAGACATTGACGGGGAGACGTGGCAGTACATGTTGGTTACTGATCCAGAAGCTGCACTGTACTGGAACCCGTCGAGCTACAAACTAAGGCTTAGTGATATTAAAGTAGTATCAAAATGTTCGCCCGAGGATCGCAAGAGACTACGGCGTGAGATACTGAAAGATATAGAGGAGAATGATGATGAGTGATTTCGATTACAACGAGTGGACAACGGAAGAATTGCAAAGTTTGTTCGACGAAATAGTACCTATTCTTGAAGAGAGGTACGCAAGCGACGTTAAGATTCCTTGGTTCTTACGTAAGGAGAATGAATAAACTAACATTGAATATTCAATGTTGCTAACGCCCCGCCTAGTGCGGGGTTTTTTGTGCCTTTACAAAGTCAAGTCTTTACGCTATTCTTTCTGAATGGCGCTTACTCCCGAAAAGAAAGTTAAGAACAAAGTCGTGAAACTACTCAAGGATCACGGCGCTTACTACTTCTTTCCCGCCAGCTACGGAATGGGTCGTAGTGGGGTGCCAGATGTAGTTTGTTGTTACCACGGTAAATTTATCGGCATAGAATGTAAGGCCGGTGACAACAAAGCAACTGCGCTACAACTTAAAGAGCTTGCTGCTATCAGAGAAGCAGAAGGCGTAACCTTTATCATTAACGAAGAGAACGTAGGGGTACTCGACGAGTATCTAAAAAATAATGGAAATGCTGACGATAGACTTCGAGACGTACTACGCTAAGGACTACGGCCTCAACAAGCTCACCACTGAAGAGTACATCCGCGATCCTCGCTTCGAGGTTATCGGTGTGGCTGTCAAAGTCTGGTCGAGCGATGATAGTAACCAAGCTTCGGTCCCACTTTGGTTTTCCGGTAGCAAAAAACAAATAGCAAAATTCCTATCCCAGTTTGATTGGGACAACTCCATTGCTCTTGCACACAACGCTATGTTTGACATGGCGATCCTCAATTGGCACTTCGACATCCGACCTAAAAAGATTGCTGATACGCTAGCAATGGCACGGGCTATCCACTCCATTGAAGTTGGTGGGAGTCTGGCTGCATTGTCCGAATACTACGAACTGGGTAAAAAAGGCACCGAGGTGCACAGTGCTATTGGAAAGAAGCGGCTGGACTTCACAACAGAAGAACTTAAAGCCTACGGTGGCTACTGCGTACAGGACGTAGAACTTACCTTTAAGTTATTCAACGTGCTGAAGAAAGATTTCCCGAACTTTGAGCTGGCCTTGATAGACCTGACAATCCGTATGTTTAGTGAGCCGAAGCTATGCCTAGACTTAGGTGTACTCAACGCGCACCTTGAGGATGTTGTAGGTAAGAAAGAAGCCCTAATGGCGAAGGTCAAACACGACAAGAAACAACTCACAAGTAATCCACAATTTGCCGAACTACTGCGGGAATATGGCATCGAGCCTCCACTCAAAATAAGCCCCACAACAGGCAAGGAGACTTACGCATTTGCCAAAAGTGATGAAGGGCTTAAAAAACTCCAAGAACACGAGAACCCAGAGGTTCAAGCCATTGTGGCTGCTAGACTAGGAGTAAGGTCTACCATCGAGGAGACACGCACCCAGAGGTTCATTGACATAGCTGGTAGGGGTACACTACCTATCCCGTTACGTTATTACGCGGCCCACACAGGGCGCTGGGGAGGTGACGACAAGATAAATATGCAGAACCTACCCCGTGGATCGCAGCTCAAGAAGGCTATGTGCGCCCCTGCTGGGTACAAGTTTGTGGACTGTGACCTGTCTCAGATAGAAGCACGGACACTAGCGTGGCTGGCCGAGGAGGACGACCTAGTTGAGGCATTCGACAGAGGGGACGACGTATACAAGATAATGGCCTCTGCTATCTACGACAAGCCTGAAGACCAGATAAACAAAGAAGAAAGGTTCGTTGGTAAGACTACTATACTAGGTGCAGGGTATGGCATGGGTGCTCTTAAGTTTAAGGCCCAGCTTAAAAACTTTGGGGTGGAGCTAGAACAGGAAGAATGTGACCGCATCATAAAGGTATACAGAGAGACATACTCAGAGATACCACGGCTATGGCGGGAAGCAGGAAGGGCACTAAATACTATTATGAAAGACCAGACTGGCTCTTTCGGACGCCCCGATATACTTGAGGTTGAGGGGAATAGCGGTATCCGGCTACCCAACGGCCTGTATATAAAGTACCCAGAATTGCGAAAAGAGACTGACGAAGAGGGTAAATCGGAGTTATTGTACAAGACCCGCAAGGGTAGGGCGCTTATGGATACTAGAATATACGGAGGGAAAGTAATCGAGAACGTGTGTCAGGCGCTGGCACGGATTGTTATCGGTGAACAACTGCTCCGCGTAGCCCAGAAATACAAAGTCGTGATGACGGTACACGATGCCATAGGGTGCATTGTCCCAGAGGATGAGGTAGAAGAGGGGATGCGCTTGGTTGAGAAAGTTATGAAGATCAGGCCCAGATGGGCACCAGACCTGCCTCTCGACTGCGAGGGTGGACACGGTGACTCTTACGGAGCTTGTTGATGGCCCCAGCGGGCGGTGGGCAGGGTTTTACTATTCCCCCGAAAACACCCGCAGCATACAGCATTGGAACTACTCCCCTTGGTCGAGAATGGTGTGCCAATACCATATCTTGACAGGCGTTCTCTTTCTCTGATGTGTGTATGCCGAGGAAACCGCGCTAAGGTTAGTCGTGCCCAACCTTGAGAGGGCACGCATTGAATTGAGGAGCTTATGAAAGTACGAATAGAGTTGGAACAACAAGACGTAGAAGAAGTCATATTGTTGATTAAAAGGCTTACTGATGCCTTAGAAAGAGTAGAAGAATTTATAGAGGAACAAGACGGAGATGGCGAAAATGAGTAAGGAAGAACTTCAAGAACTTTGGGATAGAGAGTTGCTCGACGGATGGCAACGTGAAGGCAGTATGTCGGGTGTAAAAGCTAAGTTTTATAGAAAGGTTAAAGAGTTAGATTTCGATGCAGAACTTGATTGGGGTAAAGTAGATACTTTTTTAGAAAGTTGTGCCCTTAAAAGATATGAACTGGTGTATGTAAGCAAACAACCCGTGCGAGCATTTGTTGCAAATAGATCGCCCAACCTTAGCGGTTGCCTTTGGTCAGGAAAGTACAGCCACGATGAGCTATTAGAGGCCATCGACAGATTTAAGTGGACACCTCTTACTGAAAAGCAGAAGGACAAGTTTTCTAAGCAAAAATATGAAAGGTATAGGAGAGCAAAAAATTCTCTAACCATTAAAGCCAGAGAACTAACTAAAAAGCACGATTGGAATACTGTTAAATAGTAGTAGAGGAAAGTAGGTATGGCGAAGAAGGGACATAAAGATTTGTACCCAAAGATTATATCTATGGCAAACAAAGGTATGAAGGGTGTTGATATAGCTACTGAGTTAGGGCTAAGTCCCAACAGCGTCAGGACAATACTCTTTAACAACGGAGTCAAGTTAAAGACCCCGATAGGCAGACCGATGGTAGACAACCCTGTCCGTAACAGGTTCAGAGTGCCGAAGGTACACAAAGGGCCGGAGCAGGTGATGCCAGACCCGTTTAGGAGAAGGTAATGATAACTCCCGCGTTAATATGTATAGCTACTGCAATTTACTTCGAGGCTAGGGGGGAACCC